GAAAAAGAGCCCCATTCATTCGGAAGATTCTCTAAATCAACAGAAACTTCCTCAATGGGTAGATGACTATCTTGACTCTTCCCTAAGATTTTTCCAAAAAAACTCATATCATCAAAAACCTCATTTATATATCCCTATGGAGCCGGTGGGAGTGTCGGATTCTCAGTTAAATCAGCTTATTTTCCGATTTGTAACTCTTTTTCTGACTCTCTTCAAAATTCCGCGAAGCTCCTTCAACTTTAATAGTATACCACATTTTAGGAGATTATCAAATCACTCGACTTTCGCGTGAAAAATCACGCGCAAACAGACCAACATCGCTGCCAGTCTGCCAAGTCTATCATCACGGAATATTTTAAATTATTTCCATTATAACAGAAAAAATCCCCAGCCGAAAGGCCGGGGTAGATTAAAATTTAAGAAAATATTATTTTATCGCAGTTTCCGCTGCGGTTTTGTTTTAGCTCAAATCTCCCCAAAGGGTAATCCGATTTCCTGCATCGTCTGTTTGGCCAATAGCCATATAATTACGATTGCCAGATTGGCCAATGTAAGAGATCCAGCGATAACCATTAGCTGAGCCTTTACTGTCATAATTAACAGAATCCCCGGCTTCGTAAACATGCACGATTTCACTGTTAAGATTTGGTTCGCGGCGCACATTGATAGCTGCTTCTCCTACCTTAAATGTTCCAGTCTCAGGCGTAAGTTCAATTTCGTCTGATGTTGGGGTTACATCTGCAGGAGTGACTGGCGCTGCGCCATCGCTATAAGGTGGATAAAACCAACCAATCACATCCTCAAAACCTCGATTATTGTATCGAGCTGGGCCTCCTACAATTAGAGCATCAGCATTGCCATCAACATTCTGCTCAACGGTTCGCATAGTAATACCATCAGAATCCTCAATGATGATACCACAATGTCCATAATTAACACCACCAAACCAAGCATTCATATTGAAAAATGCTCCAGCTCGTGGGTTTTCGTCAGTTGGCATGCGGTGTACTTCCCAGCCAGCGGCTTCTGCGGAATCTAGCAAATCAGCGGCATTGCCCCACAAATCCACTCCGAAAAAGTGTTTTGATGGGTAGGTTAGCAAATCTGCGCATTGAGTGCCTGCGAATCCGTCTTTATCAACACCCATACCTGAGTTTGCTAGGTCGATCGTAAATTGTACAAGTTCATTTGCTGTCGTCATTTTTCTATTTTCCTTTCAAATTTTCATTCATTTGCTTCACAGCGGCCTCGATAAAGACATCGAGGTCTTTATCTGCCATGTAGATATTATATTTTTCAAGCTCGGTGAGTATCGCACCTTTTGCCTGAGCGAGCTTCTGCTCGCCCTTGAAGCCAGTTTCAGCTGATACCTGCTCTACGGCATTTACTGCGTTTTTAGCCAAGATTTCGACAATCTTGATTGATTTCTCCCCGCCCTTTGCAATCAGAAACTCCTTGACTGCTTTGACCATGGCTCCTGCCAAAATGGTCAAGATACCAATTGCTGAGCTTAAAACAAGCTCTGTAATTTGATTCATATTTTCATCACTCCTTCGTCTTGTGATTATCCACACGCTCATTGATAAACGTTGTGATATAAGGGATTTTCAGACCCAAAATGTCTAAATTAGTTACCAAGCTAGCGCCATAGCTAGCGCACAATGCCGTAATAATCATATCCGCTAACGCCCCAGCATTAGCAAACAAGAAAAACGGGTAGCCAATCGCTGTGATGATGAAGATAGCCGAATGGGTCACAATGCCTGTCCGAGCCTTGCGACTCGAAAAGTTTTTCAACGCCCAAGCCTTACAAAAGCCAGTAATCACATCGGCTATTACCAAAACAAATAAGACAAACACAAAGAAATGGTCATCGATCCCTGTCTCATAAAAGTCTTTAACGACCTCTATGATCGCCCAAATTCCATCTGGTTCCTGCATTCATCACCCCTTTTTCTCCTTAGCTCCAGCTTCTAGCTCTGCAATGATCGCATCTTCAGCGGCATAGACCGCATCTTGGAATGCCTGTTCTTGCTTCCGTACTTCTCGACGATTCGTAGCATACGCTTCGCTGTCGTTGATCCATTCGGTGACTGTTGATACACCTTTGTCGTCGATGTCCGCTGTCATTGTTTTGACGACTGTTTCGCCAACCTTCACACTTCCGACAAGTTTAGTAGTTTTTGTGATTTCCAACGTCATAGTTATTCTCCTTTTTCTGTCTCTGGTGCTGCGCTTGTTTCAAGCGAGTTTTCAAGCTCTGCATTACGCTCTAAAGCTTGCTGCAGTTGAGCTTGCAGCTCTTCTTTTTCAGCTACAAGCGTTGCGATTCTTAATGATTTATTAGCGATTTCGATCGCTAAATTATTTTGTATGCTTTCGTTCATTTTTTTCTCCTTTTATCCTACGTTCCGGACGATGTCCCAAGCTGCTTTTCTTGAGTTGATCAAGTTTTTCATAGCTTCTGTCATCGTGACTTGCCCGCTTGCTGCGTGGTTTAAGATATTCCAAATCGCAGCTACGCTTTCTTCTAAGCGGATAAACTGCGTTGGGCTATCTGTGTCTCCTTTTGTATTACGAGGCACGACGAAATGTCGCGCCCAAATTTCCGAATTTTTATTCCAGACACCGGGTGTCATCGCCTGCGTCACGACGCTAAAATTCCAACCATCGTCACCCTGCGCGTGTCTCATGTGATTGTAGTCTCCAAACTGGTAGATTTTATCTACGCTATTGTTTGAGTTGTTATCAATCACTAGACCAGCGAAAGAAACCGATTTCCAAGCGTTGGTTCCATTTCGATTGCTTCCGATGATGGTACGACCGTGATTCTGACCGTTTTCCTGCTTGTTTTCGTAGCGGATAAACTGCGTTGGGTAACCTGCCGCAACTCGCTTGATGGATGCGTCGTCGTTGTAAAAGAGGACATGACCATCGTTTAGATTGATCTGCATCGCATCGTTTTGAGCGCTGATAGTCTTACCTTTCATCCACTCGATAAACGCTAACTCGATTTTAGACTTGATGAAATTCGCATCTAAGCCGACAATCTTATTAGCATTTAAGTTGATGATATTAACGTTCGCTGCGTTGAGTGTGCCAGCTGTAATTTTATCAGCTAGCATGCTTTCGATCATTGCATTTTTGATCACACCATTTTTAATATGGGTCTTATCGCCGATAGAAATTAAACCCTCGTTGATTGAAATCGATCCATCTGGATTTAGATTGAGCTGGCCAAGGATATCACTAGCTGAGTTGAGGTTTTTGATTGACCAGCTTTCAGCTAGTTGACTCTGCACTGTCCTCAAACCTTGATTTTTGGACACTTCCGTCTGAAAAAGCTGATTGGTCATGACCATACGAGAGACCTTGTCCGTGATTTCCTTTTCGGTCGAGCCAATCAACCGCTCGTAAAGCTTGCTCGTCTCTTGTACCCGCTGAAAATCGGTCTGGCTAGCCTTGCCAGCGACTTGTTGAGTAATCGTGGTCAACTGCCCCTCTGCCGTGCGTTTAAACTCAGCTAAGCTAGTCTTGGCCTTGTTAAGACCAGACTCGACTCTGCCGACTTTATTCAGCGTTTCTTGCGCTGATTGCTTCCAGCTGTTGAAGTTCGTCAGCGAGCCATTGGCCGTATTAAGGGCAGCCTGCACGCTGGCCAGTTGGCCGTCAATGCCCTGCTTGTATTCGGCAAGCTTTGTGTCTGCGTAGTTTTTTGCATCTTCTGGAGCTGGTGACCAGTCGGATGTGATAGTCGCTTTTTCGATTTTTAAAAAATCTGCTTGACTGTCGTTTGGGGACAGGTTGATCAAGTCACCAGTGAAATAATAGTCTGTATTCTGCTCGATAAATGGTCTGCCTGTAAACAACAAAACGGCATCTTCCTTGTTACAATTAAATTTTATTCGTAATTCTGAATATGGTTTTGTTATTTTAAACTTGCGAGCAAATTGGCCAGTCTCACTAATCAATACTACAGCGCTATAAGAACCATCTGCCCAGCGAAATTGCAGCATCAATGTTGGTCTAGTTGTATTTTGGCTAGTCTTTGCTGTAAACTTGTATGTTTCTCTGTCAAAGCTTGATTTGACGGGCTTTGTATTAAATACACCTATCAAATTTCGTCCACCTACCGCCAGCTCCTCAAAGCGCCTGTTTATGCTCCGCACGTCCTCTGTGTGCTGAGCTTTGCCCACATAGCTAGCATCAATAAGCTTGCGCTCAGCAGTCAGCTGACGGGCCGTCTCCTCACGAGAGTGGCTTAGCAAGGCTTCTGCTCTCGTCCCGTCTGCGTTAACGTAGGCCTGCACAGCTGCCAAGTCTACCCGCAAGCCTTGAGCTGTGCGCTCAAAGGTCGCTTTGGCTTCGGTGATGAGGCCTTCGGTGTCTTCGGGATTCTCGCTGTAGTCGGTCGCCAGATTGCCTCTCTCTAACTTAACCCCAGCCAACCAAATCTCGTCTGTCGTGCTTCGGCTATTGTGTCTAAATAGCACATGCTTATAGATACTAGTTGCTTCTGCTGGCGCATCTGCGAGCTTGTAAACAACATAGTACCTCTGCCAGTCAGCAGAGAGCGTAAAGCGACAATTACCGTCTCCCGCCTTTGATACAAGACCTTGACTAGTCGTGCCAGATGCGACAGGCAAAAAGCCTCTCTGGCCGTAGAAAAATGTAGTCATCTCGCCCGTGCCTTTTGCCCAAAAGGACAGGGTATAAGTTCCGCCTAGATCTGGATAAAGAGCATTTTTATACTCTACAATATCCTGATATGCAGAGTTAGCGTCTGCATTTTTAAAGTACCTGACTGCGCAATTATTGTAGGTCTCAGATAATAGTCGAGACTGACCGTTGACTCTATCAAAAGCCTTGGTCCTTTTGAGCAGGTTGACTCCACCGACCTGCAGGCTCGCTAGCTCCTCCCTCAGCTTCCCAGCCTCTGCCGTTACCAAGGCCTTATCAGCCTTGTCTTTCGTGGCGTTGAGGATTTCCTGACGGATTCCGCTTGCTCTCACCTCAAACACAGCTGTGCTCAATTTTGAGTCCAGCTTGTTATCCATGTTGGTCTCGAGTGACTTGACTGAGGCTAATATCCTATCAGAGAACAAGTTTAAGGCGCTTGAGTCTGCTTTGGTTTTGAGACCTTCCCGCAAGCTGGACACCCCAGCTTCCAGCGAGTCAGCTCGTTGCTTAAAGCTAGACTCTACGGCTGTGACGCGCTCGTCTTGGTCTTCGTAGGCTGGCTGATAAGCTGGATAGTAATTGCCGACTGAGAGCATAGCATTCTCAATCACGACCTGCAACCCAGCTGGGAAGCCGTAATTTGTCCCAAATCGGATAAAGACATTGTTAGTCTGATAGGTTTCAGCTGCACCGGACAAGTCAATCGTAAACTCAAAATGTTGGCGTTCGGTTGTCCAACCTTTAAAAACTAGGTTTCTGTAGGCATACCACGGATGAGCGCTAAAATGCACGTTAGCTTGCGTATCTCTAGCTAGAGCGACTGGAAAGGTCACATCAAAAGACAAACGCACATAATCACGCTTGAGCCTGTCCTTATTTTTCCAGAAATCAGGAACGATAAAGAACCTATAGTCGTAGGTTGCTTGCTCGTTTGTCGTAAATGACTGCGTTCGTGAGTTTCGGAAGTAGTTTCGGGAGCTTCCAGTCTGCACACTCGCAATCCGACTTTTCAGCTCCGCCGCCGTCTGCACAAGCTCAGATTTGCTGGCTTTACCATCAGCCAGATTCGTCAGCTCAGCCAGTCTGCGTGTAGTCGTCTGCTCGTAATTAGCTTGAGCAGATTTGACACCCGCAAGCTCTGTTTTGGTCTGGTTGAGCGCTGAGACTTGCTTGGCAAGATCAGCTTCAGCTTGAGACTGTTTGGTGCGGATGTTGGCCAAGTCACTTCTCAGGAGCGCTGTTTGATCGTTCGCTGCCTGCTGAGCACTAGCGAAGTCAGATTTCAGTCGGTCTATCGCAGCCTGATTGGTCTGCTTAGCACCAGCTAAGTCCTGATTGAGCTTGGTGATAGCACCCTTGGCCGCCTCGATAGCCGAGGCATTGGCGCCGGCCGTACGGAGGGCTTGGGTGGTTTGCTCTTTCAAAGCTAGGTCACTAGCTTTCATAGCCTTGTCTAGTTTTTCGATTTCGCCCGAAATCTTAGCACGCAAGGCCTCACTGCTAAAAGTGCGCAGGAGTTCTTCCCAAACCTCGCCCGTCCAACGTAACATGATTTTATGTCCCTCATGTTCAGGGTCTGGCTTGTACCAAATATCGTTGATTAGGACTTTTCCGGGGTGTTCCCTAGTCGGGTCTTCAGCGCCATACCAGTTATTATTAAAACCGTCTGCAGTTGGCAGATAATCAGGGAGATTTTGGACAAAATTGGAAAACTCATTAGCCACAAACTCATCAATAGCCTTGTCAGCAATCGTCTGAGCTTTGGCTTCATTACTTTCGCCAACTCTGTCGCCTAACTTAATGTCACTTGACTGGTCATTCAAACGGTTAAAAGTGATTTCAAAGATACGGGTATCATAATCTAGCTTCTTGTCATGTCTGACTACTCGGATAGTGTCGCCGACTTTTGCACCTCTCAAATAAACGCTCGAGGTCTTTAGGGCCAGTTGTGGTCTAGCAGCATCTACTAAAGCTTTGTAAGTTCGCTCGATCAAAAGTTCTGGATTTTCTTCCTCCGAAAAATCCACAAAACCGATTTTAGGACGCATAGAACCGTCAGCGTTCTTGATGCCATACAGCTTGGTCATAGCTGGCAGTTCAACGTACTTTTGACCTTTCGGCTTGTTGACTGGTTTTCCACTAGCTGTTGACCAGACTACATCCTCAAAAGTGATTTTTCTTCCGAAGCCATTCGCTTGTTTTCCAGATTCTTCAGCAGAGCTGACTTGTTCACCTTTGCCTCGACCTATCAAAGCCGTGAAAATGTTGGTTCGTTCGACTTCTTGGAGGATTTGCAGGGCATTATGCCCGTAAACCACACGCTTACCAATCGCTTGACCGATTTTTCGTTTAAAATCAATATAACGAGCGCCAATTTTGTTCCCGTTCATTTCAACGAAAAATTGCATCTCTAAGTCCCAGACTTCACATACTTTCTTGAGTGCATCAAAGACAGAAATGTAATAAAAGTTGGTGCTGTGCGGAGTTGTTTCTCCGACAAAACGAGCCTGCCAGTTGGTGCCAGATAGAAGATCGTTGATGACCTCTCTAGCAAAAGCGTTTTGAGGGCGCTTGTCGAAAACCGGAGATTTTCTCAGTTCTTCAATCCCTGACTGGACACCGATCAATGTAGTCAGCTGATCAGAAGACTTTTGAGCAACGTAGAAATAGTGGAATGCGTGAGCGTCCTCCATGGTCTGAATGGCCATGTATTCAACTTTTTCAAGCTCATCATCATTCAGAGCCTTCATCTCAACAGTCAATCGGTCAGACACATAGCGTTCTTTAGTCAGAGAGTATTTTTGGAGGGCAGTTTTAATAGCTGGTTTTCTGATAATTTTGATCAATTTCTCATCTTTATCAAACAAATAAATCATGCTCTCTCATCCCTCCAAACTACTTTTTTTACGCTAGCGTTCTTAGCTGTGATAGTGTCGCCGTTTTTAACAGTAAAAAGCTCAAGCGGACTAAACCGCTCAAGCTCGCTAAGGATGCTCCTGCCGTTATAAGTAGCAGTTACTTCTTCTTGACCAAAAGTCACAATTATGTCCTTTCCAGCTACATACGAGCCAGAAAAAGATAATACTTTCGTGCCGTTGATGATTTGTACTTGGTTCACTGTTCCGGTCGGTGTGACTGTGATGGATTCGGGCAGCACTTCCAAGGCATCCGATAAAGTAACAGGCCCGGTTGAATTTTGAGCCTGTTTTTTCTTATAGCCGTTTGGTACAAGGATGGTAAACTTACTGATGATAGACAAGCTTTTTTCTTCGATGTCGTCAGCTCTACTGAAATAGCCGTAGTAGACATACTCAGGTTCGTCTTTAAAAGTGATTTCGAGAAAACCGCTACTTGCATGGGTCCGCAAAATTTTATTCAATTTCGCGAATTTATCACGCATTTTGGAGCTGGTATCAGCTTCAAGCTTGTATTTAATCTCAAGCTGACGCTCATCGTCTGAAACATCCTCTACCCAAACACCACGCCGCCCTGGAACTGAGCTCTTTTTGATTGTTTGACCAAGTAAACCTCTTCCTGTCACTGTCAAATGCGTGTAGCCCTCAACCAATTGATTGAGAGGTGTTCCGTTGATGGACATATTGTCACTAGGCTCGAAAACCGTGATATTATTATTTTTTTCTAATTTTGAATAACCATACATAGCTTTCTCCTTCCTAGTAACTGTCCAAAATCAATTCCATTTCTTGTGCATTCGTGATATCTTCAGTAAATGTGCGATAGGCTGTATTCCCCATTTTCAGCACGATTTCTGCCGCTTGTTGTCCAACGGTTAGTGTGCCGCCATCAAAGGATACAGATGGGTCGTAGGCTGTCAAGCGCCCTAATTCGCCATCGACTGCGCCAAGCTCGCTCTGTAAATTGCCAGCAATGTCTTTGCCAGTAAAAGCGTCAATAGCTCCTTGAGCCATGTTTCCGACGGTTTTTGCAACTTGGCCAGCTTTGTTATTAATACCGATGATAAAACCTTCGTCTGTGTAGATACCAAATTGCTTAAACACTCTTGAAGGCGAGTGAATGCCAAGCAGACCTTTCGCCCAATCTATAGCGCCTCTCACTGCGCCACCGACTGCATCTATCAACGCTCCTGCAGCGTTTTTAACCCCATTTACAAACCCCATAATGAGGTCTCTACCAACACTTATCGCGCTACTGATAAAGTTTCTCGCAGCATTCACTGCGTTGTCAAAGCCGCTTCTGACAGCCGATACAATCCTTGGCCCGGCATTCGTAACCGTGCTTACTAGATTGTTCCAGCCGTTTGTTACAGTGGATTTAATGTTTTCAGTAGCATTTGAAACGGTCGATTTCGCATTATTCCAAGCGCTCAGGATAGTATTTTTGATATTATCTAAAACGCCTGTGAGGAACGAAACAATCCCATTCCAAATCGATTCAACAATCGCCTTGATACCGTCCAGTGCAGCGTTGATAGTGGTTTTGATAAATTCCCAAGCTGCACTAGCTGCTGATTTGATTCCGTCCCAAATTCCTGACAAAAAGGCCACAATAGCATTCCAGATTTCGCCTGTTTTGGTCTGGATGATCTCCCAAGCGTTTGAAATGGCTTGTTTGATGAGGTCGAAATTCCCGGTCACCAAACCAACGATAGTCAAAAGGATTGCTGCAAAGACTGCTTTGATAATTTCCCAAGTGGCAGACCAAATGGTCGAAATCGTATTCAAGATTGTCTGGATAGTGTTCCAAATAGTGGTCAAAACAGAAACAATCGTTGTAGAAATAGCTTCCCAAATCGGCGCGATAACCGCAGAAATCGCATTCCACACCGCATCCCAAGCAGTCTGAATACCAGTCATGATGTTTTGGATAACCTCTCCGACAGCTGTGATAGCATTACTGATGGTTGTTTTGATCCATTCCCAAATTGGGGTCACAACCGACATGATCGCATTCCAAATGGCATCCCAAATTGATTGTAAAAAAGCCATGCCAGCTTGTAGGATTTGAACTAGGCCGTCCAAGGCCACTTTTACCAGAGATTTGATACCTTCCCAAATCGTTCCAGCCACTCCTTTAAGAGTCTCCCACGCTCCGGACCAGTCGCCGTTCATAATCTGCATTACGGCCTTAATGATGCCTAATACAACATTTAAAGCCGTCTGAATAACGGTTTTAATCACATCCCAAGCGGTTTTTACGACAGTAACAATGAGATTCCACGCTGTTTCAATGATTGGTGCCAAAACATTCATGACCGTCTCGACCGCTTCTTTTATGGCGTTCCAGACGGCTCTCGTTGTGGATAAAATTAAATCTTGGTTTTCGTTCCACCACGAAACCAGCTGACCGAATAAATCCATGACAAAAGACACTACAGCTTCAATCGCTGAGCTAATCGCTGTCTTGATAGCTTCCCAAGCTGCATTCACCTTATTTCGAAACTCTTCACTGGTGTTGTAGACACCAACGAGGACAGCAATCAAACCAGCTATAATAGCCACAACAGCTAGAAAAGGGGCGCCTAAGGATGACACTGCGCCTACTAATTTCGCAAAAGCAAGACTCAAGGCGCTTCCTCCGCTGTTTAGCAAAGCGAACCAGCTGCTTACTTTAGCAAACACACCTCCGATTGCTGTGATGACCGAAATAAATTTCCCGACGCCAGCAACAAGCCCCCCAAGGACTGTCAAAACAGGTCCTGCTGCTACCACGATAGCTCCAAGCCACTTTTGCCAAGGCGCTAGCGGTAAATTATCCCAAATTGTCCCAAGAACCCGTACTACATTGTCTTTAAACGTGAGGACGGTATCTTTCAAGCTTTCCATCAACGCTTTGATGTCCGCTTCGTTGTTCCCAAGACCAGCCACGAGGTTCTGAGCTGCTGCTTTCATGGCTGCAAACGAACCTGAAACAGTCTCGCTGGCTTCTTTAGCGGTTGTACCTGTGATTCCCAGTCTATCCTGTGTAATTCCGATAGCCTCAATCAATGTGTGGAAAGGAATGTCTTTGACATTTTCAGCCGTTGCTTCAAATTCGCCGTTTAAAACACCTGATTCGTTGACCAAACGGGCCATTTCGCTAGCGGTTCCCCCGTAACCTAGCTTCAAATTGTCCAGCATTGTGTAATTATCCTTAGCAAATCCTTGATAAGCGTTTTGGATGTCGGTCATGCTGGTACCCATTTTGTTTGCGTTGTCTGCCATCTGTATGATGGCTTTGTCTGCATATTGTGCGGCTTTAGCAGTATCTCCTCCTAGACCTTGTAGCAAGGTTGCCGAGAAGGATGTGACCTGCTCCATGTAAGAGTTAGCGGACACTCCAGCCGTTTTAAAAGCCTTATTGGCATTTTCAATGACGTTGGTGCCGTCATTTGCCATTGTTTGATACAATTTTCGGGCTTCCTCTCGGGTCATTCCGTACTCTTTAGCAAGATTGTTTACGCTTGTTCCGTTTTGCTTAAAGAGTGTCTGGACACCTCCTAAGCTTTGCTCGAGGTCTGCAAAAGATTTCACGACACCCCCAACCGCTCCAACGACTGGAGCAGTAAAACCAGCAGTCATCCCAGCACCGACCTTCATCATAGAACCACCAATGGCACTCAAACTACCGCTTATTTTGTCAAAGCTCGAGCCAGATTGATTTTGGAGGCTTTGAAGAGACATCTTAGCCTCTTTAAGACCATTCGCGAAGTCAGATACATTCGCTTTTAAAATCGCCGTGACATCAAATGTTGCTCCCATCAAAGACCTCCTTTCCCATCATGATTGAGTCTTCTATTACGATCTGCCATCGTAAGACCTTTTTTGTTTTCTTTGCTCTCAGCCTGAAAAATTCTTTCAAATTCTTCTTTCCGATTGTAAAAATCGTCAAAGGTTTTAAATGCAGATCTGACACTTTTGCCGCTACCTTTTGTAGCTTGAACTCGTTGGTTCATCCAAGCTTGGATTGCTGCATTATATCGCTTATCTTCCTGTTGTATCGCATAAGCTAGATTGTAAATCTCGAACTCGACAAGCGTTGTTCTTGCCGCTTCTAAAAAGCTCATTCCATGCCTTGCAATCAGCAAAGCGATAGCCTCGTCATATCCAAAATTTGAACCCGAAGCCCCTTCTACTCTGCTAGGTTCATCGCTTTTTTGAGCAGGGGTGACGCTTTTAACTCCGCAACAATCGCTTTGATTGTTTCGTCGTATTTATCATTGATGATCAACTCTTCCAGAAACGCTTCAATGCCTTCATTGCTCGGCTTCTTGCCTTCTGTAACTGTCCCAGCTTTGATAATGTCCACAAAAGCCATTGGATCGTTAAGTGCTTGTCCAGCATTAAAGAGAGTCATTGCTCCGTAGCCGGTCTTCATACCTTCCAATTCCGCAGAATGAAGTCGGTTCATTTCGCGCAAAAATCCAAGACCAAATCGCAAAGTATAATCACGTCCGTCGATGTGTAAAATCATATTTTCTCCTTTTCAAAAAAATAAAAGGGGTGTTTAACCCCTTTAAGAATTATTAGACAGAACGACCTGCAGCAGTCGTTTCTTTGGCAAGCGTATGGTAGTCGTACTGCGCTGTTTCGACAGCTTTCTTTTGAGAGGCTGTCAGCGAGTCGGTGTGAATGATGCCATTTCCGTCAATGGCCATTTCGTAAGATAATTCAATCTTGTCGTCAGCTGGAGCGGAAAGTTCAAAGCTCTTGAAGTAACCTTGATAGTATTCCACGTCGTAGATTTCTTTCCCTCCGGATTGACGCACGCTGCCAAGGTCAACGATCCAACATTCGATTTTTTCGTTGTTCGCAAACCATTTCCGCATCTCCTTCCACATGTTGACCGTATCGCCGTCTTCGCGATAAGCAAGTGATTTGAACTCACCGCTTGTTTCGCCATCAGAAATCGAATTTACCACACCGTCCTTGGTTTTGGTGCTTTCAATCTCTTTTTCTGGATTGATTGTTAGCTCGACCTGAAAGCGGACCTTTCCTGCATCCTGCTTTGCTTGGTCTTTTAATCGTCGGAAAAACACTACATAGTCTTTTCCTAGCACTAATTCTGCCATTTATGTCTCCTTCTTTGTGTAATTAAAAGTAACGTCCAGCACAATGTGAAGCAAAGGCTGGACGTCTGTGTTATCTGGTATGACTTGTTTTGAGGTCGAAAGATGAGCTAACTTATGCTCATATCCATCTTTTAGCAGCTTCACCGCTCCTTCCAAGTAAGCTGAAATCTTGTCTAAACGAGCCCTGTGCTCTCTTAAACCGTAGAGATGGATTGTCTGCCTTACCATCCCTAAAACATCGTTATTAGGGATGTCAGAGCCGTTGTTCTCTCCCAAATAAACAAAGGGATATTTAGTCTCAGCATCTGGTAAATAGTCGTATGTATCGACCCTTACGTTGCAGAGCGAGAATAAATTCCTGAATAAATCATGATTTGGGGTCACCTAAAAGCTCCTTTCATCACTTTTGTCATGTCCTTTTGGAATTCAGGTTGAATTTGCTCCAACATAGGACGAAAATGGGGCTTACCGGGCTGAAATCGGGTGCCGTATTCCTGATAGCCGTCATAGCCAGCTTCGCCGTGAATATGAGCTTCCATTCCTGGATAGGAAGTGGTGATATGGTCTTTCAAAAATCCAGTATCCCTGGGCGCTAGGTCTCTAGCGATTCTCTTCCCTTTTTCACCATTATTTTTCAAAACCTGCAGAGACTGCTCGACTGCTTTCGGATGGGCGTTGCTGATGGTTGCAGTCAATTTCTCTATACCTTGCCATTTAATTCCCATACTAACCACCTACCTTTTTGAGTCTGACAGCCCCTTTAATCGGGGCATCTATCTGATCCATAGGGGCATATTTGCTACCGTCATAAATAGCGGTAGCAAAAGGCTTCTGTTCTTGTTGAAAACGGCAAATCATGACCGTATCAGTCTGATTTCCGTAATCTTTCAAAACCTTTGCTTGTTGGATGAAATTGACCAGGCAAGGCACGACTTCTTCTTGACCTTCAGCAACCTCATAGCTATCCGTTTCTGGATTGTATTTTGGCGCTTCAGTCCCTCTAATAAGGGTGATCCGGTGCGGTGTCTTCATAAAAATACCACCTTCCCTTTCTCTCTCAGAGAACCATCCAGGCCAAAATCTTTGTTTAAAATGGCCATGTAAGGTTTAAAGAGATTATCCCAATCCTGATAGGTCACAGAATACCCGTCCACGGTCTCAGATGTTACTCCCTCAGACCCTTTACGGCCGTAGAGTTTGTAAACAACATTTTCGATCATAAAATTGTACTTCTGATCAATCTCTGTTGTTCCTGTCAAGCTTTTAAAATAGCTTTCGGCATCTTCGACCAGGTCCTGTAGCAAGTCATTTTCTTTTGTGTCGTCGGGAGCAATACCCAGCCGACGCTTAATCTTGGCTAGCTGAGTATTTTCCATGTCTATTCTCCCTCAGCGCCTTCGAGTAGGGCTTTCAATTCGTCCTTGGTAGCACGAGAAGCATACTTGATTCCCAGCTCATCAAGTTTAGCCTTGAGCTCTTTCACGCTTGGATCAGGTTCGGCTTCAGGAGCTGTTTCTTCTGCAGGGATTGCTTCTCCCTCAGCGCCTTCTAGAGCAATGACTCCCTTTTCGAGCAGTTCCTTGATTCGATTGTCAGAGACTGTCAAATCAGCGCGCGGATAAACTTCACCTGCTTCATACAAGCGGTCATTATCCTTTGTATCAATAATGTTTGTGGTTACAATGTAAGTCATTTACGAGCTCCTTTCTTAAACGTTAGCAGCGTCTGTCAATTTAGCGAATGCATCTGTCTTCGTGATCATGACTGCGATGTCCATTGTTGCACGAATAGCAATCATTTCTTGTTCAAACAGGTTAACAGGGGTTCCATCTGCATTCTGGATTGTTGAGATTTGGCCTTCTTCTGAGATCTTATAGTTGATGTTGTAAGGTACACCGTAGATAAGATTGTCAAAGTTACCAGCGAGCAAGTCGCCTTTCTTGAAGTTCTTAGACTTCATGTCCACGGTCACGATACCATCAAGCTTGTTGTTTTCTTTGTCGTAAATCGTCTTCTTGTCGCCGTCACGAGCTTCACGAAGAGCTGAACGGTTCGATACACGAGAGACGAAAGCATTGATTTCAACATCAGAATCCAGCAACTTATCTTCAAGCTTCAAGATATTTTCAAAGTTGATCGGACCACCAATCACCTTGCTTGCATCTTTGGCAGCTTTCGCGACCGAATTAGCAAATGGCGTTTCATGGCCAAGGAGACCAGCTTCATCAATTTTGGTATAAAATGCTTCGACGATCTGAGGTTTCATGTCGTTGAAGAATTTCTCCCAAGTGTAATTCAGTGCTTCACGAGAAGCAAGAAGGATGATACCGAGTTTGTGGGCTTTCAGCTTAACAGGAATGACTTCTGGCTTATCTGTCTTGATTTTTTCAGTTTCATTTACCCAATAAGCGGAAACCCCATCAGTTTGAACGTAGACGGTCTTTTCTTGCTCTCCGTCCATTTCGTGGTACTTGCCAAGTTGCATCACAAGCGAGTTCTTAGAGACCTCTTTCATGATGATGTCTGTGAATTTCTTATGAAAAGTTCCGTCTTTTTTCTCAGAAACCAGAACTTTTTCAGGGTTAAAAGTTTGTACTGTCATTTATTTCTCCTTTTTCAGATAATGCGTGAGTCGCGGAAGATTTCTCCGGGACTTTTCGAGTCCGAGCTACCAAAAGATGATGAGACGCCCGGTGGCTCGGATTGAGTGTATTCAGCTTTAATTTCGCTGATGATACTTTCAAAGTCAGAAATCGCCTGCAAGGTCCCATCTGCGGTATCTTTAACCACAAAAGAGAGCACCTTTTCGTTTACCGGCAATTTTCGGCTGGAAAGCGTCTTGATAGCTTCGTCCGTCAATTCTCGCTTGGTTTGCTCTTTCTCCAAACCAGCTATTTTGTCTAGCAAAGCCTGTTTTTCGGCTTCGGCTTCTTTTTTGCGGTACTCTTCCAGCTCTTTTCCAGTGAGTTCGGATTCCGCTTTATATTTCTCCAAAGCTTTCGAAATCGCGTCTTGCGTTGCTTGTTCATGCTTTTCCTCTGCTTGCTTCAAGCGGCGTTGCATTTCAGCAAGTGAGACCATTTTTTCAGCTTCTGGCTTAGGCTCTGCAGCGCCTTCTCCGTTGCCTGAAGCTTCAGGGTCTCCTTGAGGTTCTCCGCTTTCAGCAAATAGTTGAAGATTGCGCAAGTTCATGCGCAGCATAGATTTGTATTCTGCCATATTGGCTCCTTTCTTTACGCTTTTACGGGCAACCTCCCCGAACTCATGCACCTTTTTATGTCTTCAGCACGGTTTGGACAATATAAAAACCGTACGGGATCCCATACAGTTAGGTTTCTATAAGGATAACTTCACAAGCTACCACAGAAATTCTTTTTACTTCCAATTCGCAATCAAGGAAATCGCACGGATAACCTCCGTCTAAATATTCATTGTTGTGACACACAGAAACGTAAGCCTCTTCATCAATTGCTTCACAAAGTTCTTTAACTTTCATTTTCTACACCTTCTCTGAATATCAATAAACCGCATCGAATTCGACATGGTTTATAGTGATTTATAGCAGTTTATACCTACTTTCTACCAAACCAACTTGACTTTTTCTGTTTGCTAAACGAAACGACAGCTTTATCCAAATCAAGCTTCATTTTCTCGTCGGCAGCTTCCAACTTGTCAAAACGCTCATTTGTCGCTTGAACATTGTGAGAATTGATGTTCTGCATCTCTTCAATCATCTTTCCTTGCTTATTGACTGTAGCTTTAAGCGAAGCTACTTCAGCAGCTAATGCAGCGTTCTGTCTTTTAATTGCGCGTTTTTTAGATACTTTCTTTTTAATCCGTTTATTCATGATTTACCTCACTATTTTCACTTCGTTTTATATTCCTCAAGTCTCAAACTCATCAAGCGTACTTCCACCTGCCTTGTAATTCATCTTGATATGACCATAGGCAGAACACCGACAATTAGGGTGCATTGGAAACATATTTACGCCTTTTTCGGCTTCATCAATAGGTATTGCCTTTTGATCAAGTGGCCCGCATATATCACAAGCACCCAGCTCTGCTACGTAGATCATGTGAGTAAAGCCGTTATCCTTTAGCATAGCAAGCTGAGTATCTGCATTTATCCGAGAAATTTCGGTTTTTAGCAAGCGCTGGGCGTTCGCTTTGCTCGTCTCGTACTTTTTGGCCAAACGGGCCATTTCTTGCTTATAACCCATCATATCTGTATAGATTCGGTCAAGCGAAGAGAAGACGTCTCTTTGTAGATTAGCTTGTAATCCCGTCCTGCCCCAGACGCGACTAGAGAAATTCTGCCCGTAAAAATCGGCGTCTAAAACGCTCTGCATTCGTTTTTTCGCTCCGTTGGATGAAATACCCAAGATACCCGCTTGGCGCTTAAATTCGGCTAAATATTCGTCCCTACGAGCCTTATCAAAGACCTCGTTCACCTCAGTGGTTAAATTTTGGATTTCAAGTGCTAATTCAGCCTTCAGGAGCTCCAGTCTACTGACTTTCATTTTCAGGTTGTATGTCCTGAGCCACGAATTTGTCTTAGGGCTAAAATCTTTCTCTTTTACAGCTTTTTCAGCCTTCTTGGCAAACTTCGTAACGTCAAATTCAGAAGCTTTTTTCATAGCCTCTTGCTTGGTTAGACCTTCTTTTTTAGCATAAGCTAGATAAAATCTGTCTATTTCTGATTGCATGCGGTCAAAAGACTCTTGATAAAGTTGAGCAAGTATCTTATCTCTATCTATATCCCGCTTTATCAACTCAGCCTGCGCCTTACGTTCGGCATTGTAGCGTTGGTTACTAATCGTCTGCTTGCTTGTCATCTGACTTACCTATAATCTGGCCAATTTCACTGTCACTAGCTCCGTTTTCTTTCAAAATTCGTGCTTGCTCAGTCTTGTAATCAGTAAAGCTAGCGCTGTTCATCAAGGTCTCTTGAGATAGATTGCCGCCCGCTTCAATATATGCCTTGATTTCTGTCCAAACATCTTGTGGGATATTCGGGTGGAATGTAAAAGTCAGCTTGTTCGCTTCGATAGCAGGCTTGTTGATTGCCTTGTGAATGTTGCTGATGAGCTCGTACCTGCGACGCAAAGCTTTAGTAAAATAAGCTTCCTTGTCTTTCCGGACTTGCTCAAGACCGATCATCTTGTAAAGCAGAGCAATCCCTGATTGCGTTGAATTAAAACGATCATCTTCGAGATTCGGAATGCGACTAAACCTGTGGATATCGTTGGCCAAGCGATTTTTGTAGGCTTCTGTGCCTTGCACGTCGTATTGCTTGTAGATATATCCAGCATCTGCGCTTGTTTGCTGCCCGTTTGTGCTTACTCCTGTTTGAAGCAGCAGCGTGTTAGCTTCTTTCATCTTCGCTGCATTCTCGGCACTCATTCCAATGGCTTCTAAGTCACCTTTAATCAACAGTAAAGCATCATTCAGGTCGCTCATATAATTCGCAGTATCAGATTGACCTGCGTCGTATGCGTCAATTAAAGAGATTTCACTCTCATAGTCACCCATTCTAAAGCGGTTGTTCCACCATTCGACGACCGGCACATCCTTGTATTCATGCTTCTTATCGGATTCGACAATCAAATTGATCGAATTGACCGAAAACGGCTTATAAGAGATAATTCTATCTTTTGTGTAGACAGTAGCAGAGACCTTATCTGCGAAAATAGGCAGATGCACCGCGGCGATAATGTTCTGCTCGACCGTCAGATCACGAATAACAAACATTTCAAGTGGGCTGATCAAAACAACCCTGTCCACATTATCTTTATCCCTGAAATGATACTCCAAGGCTCGACCATAAACCGAAGCATCAAAAGCAAGATCACTGTTCAACGAATTGATATCATTTTGCCACTCAATTTCTTCGATGACTTTCAATTGTTCTTCTTCTGCACCTTCTAAAATCCCGACTGTGACAGGATTCCCGATGACGTAGCTTGTAGCGAAGCTCGAGATATAGCCACCCCATTTGTGGCGCACCCGGTAATCTGCTTTTTCTTTGTCCAACCGTCTGCTGCCTGCTAAAATACTGTAATTATCGCCCTGTGCGTATGAAGCCAGCACTTGTAACCTTTTTCTCTGAAGATTAAAAAACGTTTCGATCATGTCCCGAAACGCCTTCTTGCCATCTTCTGTATTCAAGAGCTCGTCGCTTGAGCCATGCCTAAACTGCTCGTTTGACAAGCTACCAAAACGCAAGCTGTCCGATCTTGCTTTAGTATCGGTATCTATTCCATGCTCAAATTCGTTTACTTTATCCACTTTCTACCTCCTGAACATCTTATTGATTTTGCTGATTGCTTTGTCTACATTGACTTCTTTTTTGGTTTGGAAGATCCTATCTTGCAAAGCGTACCTGATCGCATCGATGCAGTGATTGTAGCTATCCACTGGCTCGTTGATATACTCATTTGTTTTCTTATCCTTCTTCCAAGTGTAATTTTCCAGCTCTTCAATCAGCTTCACGCATCGCTCATCTACTACCCAATCGTATTGCAAGAGATACTGGATTCCTTGCATGACAGATCCAGAACCTTTCTGCACATCGATAACTCGAGAGATTCCAAGATTTCGCAATTCCTGGTTCGATTTCTTTTCAGCGCTATCCGCTCTGATTTGCTCTTTGGCATACCCAAGGGACTTAATACTTTCTGCGATTTTGTCATTAGTCAAATTCTTTCTAACAAATTCTTCGACCACATAAAGCTTTCTATTTGCATCATCAATCCTGATGTGCATCAAAGCCGACGGGTCATTGATAAAACCGTAGTCAAGACCAAAATAAGCCGGCAGATGCGCCAGCTCGTCTTTGTTTAATAGCCGTTTCTCGTACTTTGGAAATACCAACTTGTCGAGCGTTGCAAACTCGCCCAAAGCGTAGATCTTGTAGTACGCTTCGTTACGATTGGCCAACTCTTCGAGATTCTCTACTGTGACTTGATCCAAGAAACGATTATCTTTGTAGGACGTATGATAAACAACCGTATTTTTAGGTTTCTTAACAAAAAAAGCGTTATAGGTCCAGTTTACCTTAGATACCGGGTTAAACATCAAGAAGATTTGCTTTTGCTTGTGTTTCTTGTCCCTGAGACGTAATGTAAGCTGAGTGTAGTCGTCCAACGTAAACTCAGAGGCTTCTTCCATCACTACATCAGACACGCCCTTGATCGATTTGATCTTCTCAGGGTTATCAAGGCCTTTGAATATAAATTGGGCGCCGTTTGGTAGCTCAATCCGATAAGCCGAATTATTAACCTTGCACTTGTCAAGCAACTGCCAATTATCCAGACATTGCTTCACATCCTCGAAGATTGAGTCGTAGACTGTTGAGCCTACTTTTCGCAAAAAGAGGATCTTGCGTGGATGTTTCCAATCCTGACAAGCCTTAAAGACCACCTTTTGGATAACACCATGGCTCTTGCCAGAAGAGGCGCCGCCATAATGGACCTCGGTAAAGGTTGAGTAGTCATTGAGCTTGTCGTAGATATGCTTGTTGAAGACTCGGCTAGGATATTGAATGACAATATTGATTTTAGGTCTAGTCTTCATCAGCATCCCAATCACCTACCTTGATTTCGATAGTACGTTGAATGATATCGATGTTGTTTTGATACATGCCTAGCGTCTTAGCGTACTTGTCCGATGCTGACAACATTACAGACAAGTCAGGCGGTACTTCTTTGACAGACTGATAGCCCTCGCCATCACCAACAAGTTTGACATCTTTAATCTCACGTCTGATAATTTTTGCCCAAAACTGCTGAATGTCTACCGAATTGAGCAAAGAAAGCTCCGTCCTGCGCTCGTCAAAGGAATTTTTGAGTTTTTCAACGACTGGTGGGATATGTACATACTTTTCCATACCTGCCAACATATTATGAGCTGTCTTTCCTGCACTTTTCTCACTAAAACCAGCTTCTTTTGCTGCTTGCGTAGCGTTTTGAAAACCATTGGCCATGTAATTGAGCACAAAAGACTTCTGTCTGTTTCGAGAGGCTGGCCAGTCGGACATCAAATCATTAGCAACTGATTTCAATTCTTCAATCGCTAATTTCTCACGGTCATTCATTGCTGCCTCCTTTCACAAAACGAAAAGCCACACAATGTGTGACTTAATGCAAGACCTCTCTCTGCGAATAAAAATCGTAATTGGAACAACAGGATTCGAACCTGTGACGTCTCAATTCCCTAAACAGGACTTAATCCGTCTACCATATATCCATTAACCAGCATGAGACTACTGCTTTAAGCGAGTGACTTTTGATAACTTATAGTTTATTATCTTGTCCACAAATATCCCTACTTGTATCACTCATGCACGATTGGTTAGACCAATCACTTCTTACATCGCGAACTACTAAGCCATTTTTCAATTAACGAAGACCCCGCTAAAAGTCTAAGCTGCTTTACTCTTTGACTTTACTCTCATCTTTGCGAGACTTGAGCAGGCAATCTAATTGCCGAAGTACACTTTCGTTTACGACGGGCGATGACTTTTGCTTTTTTGAGTTTTTTCTATTTTGAATAGCATTAAAATATAAAAATATAAAAATCATCTTTCATCTATCACAGACACGCATCGCCATGTGTTTCATTCTCTTTTGAAGAACAAAATGCACAGCGCCTGTTTATTATCGATTGTTTTGCGGACAATCGACTCATCTTACATACTTTTGGGAGGCGCCCAATTTTTGCAAGATATGGTATTAAGCTCTTGTTGCACCTCGAACAAAATACCTCTTTCCTCTTATAGACTCGTCTCACAGTCAAACTGCCACGTTTGCATTTCCTCAGCACCTTGCCGTTGGAATCTTTCTGCTTTAACTTCGCCCACCTATTCCAAAACTGAAATAGTTAAGATTAAATTGCTTAGATTGACCATTGCTGGCAGGATGTTTGATAGATTTTAAAACATCCTTTTCCTGAGTTACCACAGATTATCTAGGCTAAGCCCTAAAGAAGTATCATTTGCTTCAGCATTTGATACTACCATTCTAACAGAATTTCAGAACTGTGCTAACAAGTCTCAAACAGTTCAGTCCGATTTTGTAAAGTTCAATCTTTCTCCATCATATCAAGAACTTCATCAAGCTCACAGATTGAAATGTTTCTCCATGTATAAAACGTTGTTCTACTGATTTTCATGCTCTCGCAAACATCATCCACATACATCTTATTGATGTAAGTCATTCTCAGCACCGTTCTATGTTTCGGATTTTTTAGCTGATTGATAAGTCGGCCAAGCTCAAGTTTTCTGTTGATAACTTCTTTAGTATCCTGCTCAATTGCCTCTTTCATCGTGATCAACTGAGCGTACACATCATCAACTTTTCTTGTCTGGCCGCCTTGGACTTTAACATCTGACCATTTGGGGCTTGAGAGCAAACCAGCCTCAAGCTCATTGATTTCGTCAATCCTGCTCTGAATGTCCATATCAAGATTTTGCAATTCGTTTAAAAGCTCTTTAGCCTTGCTCACTCTCTGTCTCCTTTTATGATATAATAATCTTATTGTGATTTTAGCTGAGGCAGAGAGTGCCTTGGCTTTTTTTGTTTTATCATCGATTTAAAATCTTGACCACCTCATCAATTTTGAGAGGTACCTGCACATGCTTCTCCTCGTGCGAAAGGAATTTAGGGATTTTAAAATAAATGATTGTTTGATTTGGTGTCCTTTGCCTCATTATATCAATGCATTTCACCAAATCGCTATTGAATGCGATATCGCCTAACAGGATGAATCTTGGCAATGCCCGTCTAATCAATTTAGGTCTTCCTGAGTACGGATATTTTCTAGGTTTCATTAGGTTCCATCTCCTTTCTCATTTCTTCAAGCCTTTCTTGTATTGGACTGATGGTGTTCAATTCTTTAAGCCTTGGCCGCATTCCGCCTACAAGATTAAAAATGTTTCTGACTTCATTGATTTGTTTAGGTATTTCTTTATAATCCCACCACTCAGAACCATCATATTCTCCTCGCTCTAACCACCAGCCTTTGCCAACAATGACTAAATCAGTAGGAATTAAAACCTCTAAGGTCTCCTCCCAAAGATTTGTCATTTTACTCCTCCTTCAAATCATAAATTTTTGTGAGCAGCTCTGTTAATTCCTCTTTTCCATCAATATAACCAACAACATCATTTGTTATTGGACTTGTATAGCACAGCTGCCACTTTTCATCCAGGTTTTTTAATACAGCTAATTCTAATCCGTAAGAAAAACTGTTACAAATAACACTAGCGCCGTACCCATTCGGAAAATGATACTCATGCCTCTTCAAAACTCCAAAAGAGTCATGTAAAACGGCCGGCTCAATTCCATTGATTACTATATACGGTATCATCTTGCACCTCCTATGAAATTATTAACAATATTTTGCTGTTCAGTATCGATTATTTTATTTCTATAATTCAATATCGGAGCCATAACATCATTTGTCAATGCAGGCTTCAAAATGATTTCATTTGTTCCCAAAAATCTTTTACCGTCGATTTTGATTTTGATATCATAACCGTTAGCGATATATTCAAGGTCATCTTTAGACAGGGAGATTTCAAATTTACTCATTCTTCCACCTCCTCAACTTATCTTATGGCTTTCCAAGTCTCCGAATTCCTGACCATAATTGACAAAATAAGAGCCGATCAGGATTGCGTCAGCTTCATCGTCTTTGACGTTCAGGTCGAATTCACCAGAAACCTTATCTACTGCCTGCAGCTTCATCGACTTCTTGCTACGGTCTTTGTAGCTGAACTTCCAATACTTGCGCCAGGTGGAGACATTGACAAAGAATACATTATCAGCAATCAGCCGGCCAAGAATAATTCCTGTCACAATTCCGATGCTGATCATAGACTGCTGATTTGGCCCCATGACCGAGTTCTTCTCGACCACGATTGTTTCAAAAGGACAATCGTATTTTTGTAAAGCTCGTGATTGGACCGCTCGCAGTTCGCTGGCCATGAAACGGCCACGCTCGAAGAATGACTTGCTTTTGTGCTTTAAGACACCGCTCTGGACAAGGTCAGAGCCGTGAAATACGGCCCAACCTGTCGCAGTAGTTGAAATGTCTAACGATAATGTCAGAGATTTCATTGCAACTCTCCCTTGATACCACAAAGATCAAAGAGATTCCGCTTGTTGTTTTCGATGAACTCAAAGAACTTCTGAAGCTCGGCCAAGTGGCGTTTCTCCCTCTTGACTCCGAGGCTCGTATGATACTCTGTTGGCGTTTTCGGTGTTACCCTGATGTCTAGCCAATAGAGAGGCTCGAACACGTCGCCACTTGTATCAAGAGAAGCATCTGCGTCCGCATTTCTAAAATGCATCTGCATATCATATTCAATTTCGTTTGTAATCGTGATGGTCTTGTCCACGATTTCAAGTGTAATGGTTGTTCCTGGTATGTCGATTTTGTTTTGCATTTGTTTTTCTCCTTTATGCGTGTTTTGTATTTTTGTTGACTTCTAACAGCCATTCATCTGCAGCTTGCCGGATATTCTCCGGAGCCGATAA